TTATTATTCCAGAAAGTGAACTATCTTTAACTTTTGATGTGTCTGGTGTTGTTTTATCAATATTACATGGGCATCAGATGAGATCAGGAACAAATTCACAAGCTAAAGCAAGAAAATGGCTATCAGATCAAGCTTTTGCAAGAAATTCTATTGCTGATTCAGATATTTTATTGCATGGGCATTACCATTATTTTTCTGCTTATGAGAGTTCAGATAGGCTTATAGTACAAGCTCCAACACTAGATTCAGGCTCTGAGTGGTTTGAAAACACTAAAGGAGATAAATCTAGGGCAGGAATGTTAACTCTAGTAATTGGATGAGAGGAAAAGTGGGACTATATTAAGGTTATAAGGTAAATATGAAACTTGAGATATTAAGATTCAACAGTTCTAATGATTTCACTTCTGGAATCCTATTTGATGTGAGCAACAACAAGAGAAAATTTTTATGCTACACCTTAGAGGATCAAGCACAGACACAAAAAGTATGGGGAGAAACAAGAATCCCTGCAGGTACTTATAATCTTTCACTTAGAAAAGAGGGTGGTTTCCATACAAGATATGCAGCTAAATTTGGTGGATTTCATAAAGGAATGATTCATGTAGATGATGTTCCTAACTTTGAATATATTTTATGGCATATAGGAAATGATGATGATGACACAGCAGGATGCTTATTAGTAGGTAAAACTTCACAGGATAACTTTATTGGAAGTTCTACAGTTGCTTATAAGGAGATCTATCCAGATATTGCAGGTGCAATCATTAGAGGAGATGAGGTTACAGCAACTTATATTGATTATGATGGAGAAATTCTAGACAATAAGGCTAAAGATCACATTATGAACATCCCACAAGTTACAAAGGCACAGGAGGACATTATGGATATATTATCAACAGAAATTAAAAGTTTAAAAACAGAAGTAAAAGCATTAAGGCAAACAATCATTCTTAAAGGCTTATCCCCTAGATAATCAAAAATGAAATTACAATGTAATTCCTGTATGGATAAACTAGAATTAATTAATAATGCTTTTGTCTGCATTAATAAACAATGCACACAGTTTAAAAAAGTACAAACAAAGATGAAAGAAGAGGAATAGTATGTCTGATGAATTAAAAGATTTATTAGAAAGATGTATATGGACATTTATTGAAAGTTTTGCTTCTGCTCTTGTCATTACACCTGCATTAGGTGTAGACATTAGCACACTAGAAGTTGCTGCATTATCAGGTGGAGCTGCAGTAATGTCTGTATTAAAAACTTTTGCAAAGAAAAAAATAAGCTAAACTAAAAGTAGATTGTTATCATTCAATAACTAGAACTTGAGGGATTACTAGCAATAGCATCTTTCAGGATCTGAAAATAAAAAAGAGGAGATTTGTATCTCCTCTTTTTTTGTCTAAAAGATGGCTCTAGTAAGGGCTACATACATAATATACAAAGGGGAGTATATTTTAATTAATCTACTAGAGCCAATACCATTATAACTAATGGTTGGAACACAAAATAATTTATATCTGTTTTTTAACTTATTGTCCTAGTAGTTGTTTATAGTGTTCAATACATACAAAATATTTTTCTAGCTCTTAGGAAAAAGATATTTGATTAACAGATTAACAAAGTGGATTAGCTAGACCATCATAAACTAGGGTTAGAGCCTATTACTTCACATATATTAAATGTTCACTAAATTGAGTTCATTCTGGTTTTTGGGAGGGAGTGACACAGGGTAAGCACTAGCCACACCTTACTTAAGATCAACTGATAGCTCTTGAGCTTATTGGAGAGCTCAAGAGCAATCTATTATTCATTTAGATGCTTGACAGTATGACAAATATTTATTAGATTGGTTATATAAGAAAGGGGAATTAATTATGTTAATTCAAGAAATAATCTATCTAGGCTTTGTAGTCTATGGAGTAATATCTCTATTGATGACAATGGCTTATGTAAGTCTAAAGCTAGATGATAAAAGACTAAGAGAAAAGAAAAGGGATCTGTATGATGTTACAGATTTTGAGTCAAGACTAAAAGAGGGGGAAGTTCTTAACTGGTGTAACTTGTTCACAGGTACACATCACTTTGATGCTCCTGCAGATGATGGAAACTTTGTCTGCTTAAAGTGTTGGACTTATGAGGGTTATGAAATGGAGGGAGTATAAATGGCATTACCAAAATTCTTAGAAGATTATACAACTGTTGGAGAACTTATCAGCAAAATGAATAAAGAATATCCAGAATGCAGATTAGTTGCAGACATGGTAGATAATGGGGAAGATTGGGTTATTTTTAAATCATCTTTCTATGAAAACAAAGAAGATACAGAGCCTAAAGCTACAGGCTATGCAAGACAAACTAAAGCTGATCACAATTCTTGGTTTGAGATGGCTTCTACTAAAGCCAATGGCAGATGCTTAAGAGTTGTATTTTCTGAATCAGATGCAACAGCAGAAGAGATGATTGGGATAGCTCCTAGCAAAGAAGCAGCTCCTCAAAAATCTATAGAGAAAGAGTTAGATAAAGCAGGAATAGAGTTTGAAGATGTTTCTGTAAGTCAATCTCATGTTATAAACAACATTAAATCTTTTGCTATGGATGTTGCTAGTGAGAATAAAACTAATGCAGCTAACTGGTATGCACAGGCTTTAGGACAACTTGGCATAAATGAAAAACAACTAGACATTAACAATATGCAAACTGTTAAAAATAAAATACAAGATATTGCAACAGAACTACAAGTAGGTGGTGCATAATGTTAGGGCTATTTGGTAGAAATAAACCTTTATCAGTTGTTGAAGATATACAGCTAGAGAAAGAGCCATCAGAATTTAGAAAAGTGCAATATGTTTTGGAACTAGAGGGTTTTATATGTTCTCTAGATCCAGAGTTTAATAAAAATGGCAATCTTAGAAAAGCAGTTAACAGGTTAAGAACTCAATATAATGCTCTTATTTATACTGAAGTTTGTAACTGTGCAAATAAGCAATATGCAAAGCTAAAAAAGAATGGAAGTCCTTTTATGCACAATGCTTACATTAAGGACTGGGCATTATGAAAAAAGTTATTGTTAAATTTATTGGGGTTAAGAAATATCTAGTTAGAGATGATACTGATCCTGAAAAAATTAAAAGTATGTTTAAAAAAGACTTAGAGCTTTTACCACCTGTGTGGGCTAATAACATTGAAGCAGTTATGTATGCTAAGGATGTGCCAGAGAAAGAAGAGGAATGATAAGTAACATTCTTTTCTATGTAAAAAATCTTATTTTTAAATGGGATAAAACACCTAAAGAAATAAGAAACTTTACTTGCTTTATGTGTACAGAGGATTATAGCTTTCCTCTGTACAGTAAAGATTATGTTGTCTGCAACAGTTGCTTTAAGAAATTATAATGATTGAACTATTTATAGGTTGCTCTTTACTTCTACAAGTAGAAATTACTGAGCAATCTATAGATGATTATTTTCTCTGTAATCATTTACAAGATGTTAAACAATGGTATTTTAAAACAGAACAGCATTTTGGAGAAGATACTTTGTTTGCATTAGCTGTTATGTCTTGTGAGTCAGATGGCAGGGCTAATGCTAAAGGATATAACACAGATGGCTCTTTTGATCAGGGTTTGTTTCAATTTAATAACAGAACTGAAAAATGGTTAGAAAAAGATATCTATAATAGAGAACTAGATATGTATGATGTAGAAACTAACATAAAGGCTGCTAGATGGCTTTCTTATTATGATGGTTGGCATCATTGGAACAGTAGTAAACATTGTTGGGGTAAATATGCCAGAAGTTAATAAAAACAATAGAAGATTATTTGTAGAGGATGAATATGATTTATATGATATTAGAAAGGCTAGACCATTTTGGAATGATGTTTGTGAAGTTAATGGATGGGAAATAGTAAAAGATGAAGAGGATTTTAAAGAGGACTATATTTGCAAAATCAATAATGAATTATATTTTATGGAGTTACAGGTTGTTGGTTATTGGCACAATTTTGATTTATCTAAAATCAGTAATGTAAGAATTTCAGCAAGTAAAGTTAAATTACTTAAAGAAAAGGGTAATGGAGGTTTAATATTTTTAAACTGTGTTCCTAATAAGTTTTTTGCAATAAATGTTAATCAAGTTACACCAGAGATGAAAAAAGATTCAGTTAGAGAACAATTTTATGAGATACCACTTAGAACAATTAATCCTAGAGAGGTTAATGTCTTAGACACTAATTATTGTGATTGTTTAGAAAATCATCTTAAAATAATGCAAAGAAGTGAGGGCAGGATGGCTTTTGCACAAAAAGACTACAACATAAGAGGAAATAATGGAATATGCTGCTGATGATATAAATTATGGCTATATGTCAATAATTATGCACATTAACTCTGAATATACTTTAATTGACAAGATAGAAAATATAAGAGAAATAGATGGAACTATTGAGCATCCTGTTTTTGGTAAAAATAAAGGTGGTGTGAGCTTTAGTTTATTTCTTAGGGGTTTTTATACAGTCTTTGAAGCTGTACTAAATTATGGAGATAGGTTTGATGTCTATGTAGTTAATGAGTTAGGTAACACAACTATGATTGATGAGGATTTAGACCATTTAATCTCTCTACTGCATATACTTTATATAAATAAGAAAGCTGAGGAGGATGAATTGCTTAACAGGGCTTTAAATCCACACACTTACAGAAAAGCTGCAAAAAAGATGTTCTATAATGAAGATCCCCCATTTTAAAAAAGGTTTAGAAGTACAATTTGTAGAAGCTGCAACAGATTTTATTGATCCACCAACACAAGACATTCTATGGAGATATGGTAAGATATTATTTCAAGTTAAGTCTGAGCATGGTGCAATTTCCTACTTTATAGAGGAAAATAAAAAAAAAGTAAAAATTTCAAGATATTTGATTTTTCCTGTAAATTGATACTATGGCAGACAATGGTTTTACTCAGAAAGAGATGCTTCAATTAGTGCTAAATAAATTAGATGATCTAGAAGATAAACTAGAAAACAAATTGGATAAGTCAGAGTTTTATAAAGTGTTAGGGATAGTAGCTACTTTTATATTAGTTATTGGCTCTTTAATGATGTAATGAAAGCACAAGTTAATATAAGTCAAGTATTACAGGGTGGGTTAGCTGCTCTTGTTGCTTGGTTATTTCAAACAGTTAATCAGTTACAATCACAAGTAGCTGTGTATATGGTGCAAATAGAAAAATTAGAGGAGAGTATTATAGGTTTAGCCATGAGGGAAAGAGAGCTAAATTCTGCTCTAACAGATGTTTTAATTAAGCTTGGTGGCTAATGATTGAATTTTTAGTTGTACTCTGGTTAAGTCTTAGAAAGAATAAAAAAAATGTGTAAATGCACAATTCTTTGCTGTGGTTGTTCTCTGCATTGTAAAAATAAATAATATTTAAGTTATACTGCTTTTATGGATTATATTGATGATATGTCTTTAGCCTTACCTAATCAACAACAGGTAGGGGAATCTAATGCAGATTTTAAGAGGTTTCAATACTATTTGGGCTTAGGTGCATCAAGATCTTATGAGAAAGTTTCCAATAATTTCACTATTACAGATAGAAGAGTAAAGCAAATAGCTGTTAAACATCAATGGCAAGATAGAATAAAAGCTATCAATAGAATGCTAAATGAGCAGATAATTAATGAAGTTTTAGCTCAGGTTGGAGAAACTGCAAGAGATTTAGCTGATGAACTTAAACCACTTGTTTTTAAGATTATTAATGAAATAAATGAAAGGGATTTAGCTTCTATGAATCCTACAGAACTTAAAGGAATATTAGATGTTTGCTACAAGATGGTTAGTCAGATTTATGGCTTAGGAAGTCCACAAGTACAAGTAACACAGGTTGAATATCCACAGATTAAGTTTAAGTGGGATTGGGAGCAGGATGATGACTCAGACTATTGAGGCAACTCCACCTGATCTACATTCTGGACAAATAGAAGTAATACAAGCACTAGAAGAGAAAAGGTTTATTATTGCTGTTTGTGGTAGGAGGTGGGGAAAGACAACTCTATCTTTAGTTGCTGCAGTAGATCAAGCTCTTAAAGGTTTAAAAGTATGGGTTATCTTTCCTGTATATCCACAGGCTTTAGAAAGTTGGTTAAATCTTAAAAGTTTAGTTAGACAACTACCAGAGGAATATGCAGAAGTTAGAGAAGTAGAGAAAAGAATAGTTCTAAAGAATGGTGGATCTATACAGATTAAATCTGCTAACAAGCCAGAAACTCTTAGGGGTGCAGGTGGTATTAGTTTAATTATCTTTGATGAGGTTGCTTATCAGGAGAAAGAAACTTGGGAAACAGTTAGACCAATATTATCTGATAGCTTAGGGAAAGCTTTATTTATCTCTACTCCTAATGGGATGAATTGGTTTTATGAGTTGTTTGATAATGCTAAGAGGAGAAAAGATTGGGCAGTCTTTCATTATCCTACTGAGAACAGTCCTAGAATTAATAAAGATGAGTTAGCACAAGCCAAAGAAGAGTTAGGCTCTTTAGTTTATGCTCAAGAGTTTTTAGCAGAGTTTACAGAGGTAGGACACATGTTTAAGAGAGAATGGTTTGCTTATTATGATGTTATTGCAGGGGATGATCCAGAATATGTATTTGATGATGAGATAGTGAAACATAGTGAGCTAAGTATCTTTGGAACAATGGACACAGCTCTTAGTATTAAGGAAACAGCAGATTACTCAGTAATAATGGCAGTAGGATCAACTCCTAGTGGTAAGCTTTTAGTATTGGATATATTCAGAGATAGACTAGAAGCTCCAGAGCTACTACCTAAAATAGAATCAATGATAAGTAAATGGAACATGGCTTGGCTAGGTGTAGAGGATTCTAGTTTTGGTTTGGGTATTATTCAGATGGCTAGGAGGCAGGGTTTGCCTATTAGAAACTTAAAAGCAGATAAGTCTAAGACTGCAAGAGCAGTTCCTGCAGCTGCAGGGTGTGAAAATGGTACTATCTACTTTTTGAAAAATGCTAAATGGTTAGTAGAATTTGAAAGAGAATTAACTAGCTTTCCATCAAGTGGATCTCATGATGATCAGGTGGATGCTTTAGCTTATGCAGCTAGATTTGGTATAGTTAGAAAAACAACATGGAGTGTAACCTAATTGGGAATAGCAGACAACATCAGAGGCTTTTTTAGTCAACAGGAAGTCAATACAGAAAAAAAGACTTTTAACAACTTTCCAACATCACAGGTAGTATTTCCTTTTAATACTGATGCAGGTTTCTTTAGTGGCACTAATCAGATGAGTCCAGAGGGCAATTCAGCAGCATTAGCCTGTTTGAATGTTCTTGGTACAGCATTTAGTGAGCCACCTCTTAAAGTATATTTAAAAACACAAGAGGGTTTAGAGTATGTAGATAATCATTCTGCTGCATTACTTTTAGAAAATCCTAATCCAAATATGACTGCTAACTTAATGAATAACTATATTGTTACTTCTGTAGCTGTGTATGGAGATGCTTTTATCTTAAAACTCAGGAATGATGCAGGTGCTGTTGTACAGCTTATTCCTTTACTACCAGAGATGGTTGAGGTTAAGGGTAATGATGAAAAGTTAATTACTAAGTATCAATACAAACAAAAAGGCAACACCTTAGACATTATGCCAGAAGATATGATACACCTCAGAGAGAGAATAGATCCTAGAAATCATAGAAGAGGATTAGCTCCACTTAGATCAGTTATGGTTGAGATTTTAGGAGATGCAGCTGCTTCACAGATGGGTGCTGCATTAGTTAAGAATACAGGTGTTCCTAGTGTTGTCATAAGTCCAAAGAATGATTTATCAATGACTAGTGATGAAGCAGAAAATATTGCTGAGGTATTTGGTAGAAGATTTGGTGGAGAGAACAGAGGTAGACCATTAGTTATTTCTGGTGGAGAAGTTGATATACAAACTCTTTCTTTTACTCCTAAAGATTTAGAACTAGGCAAACTTAGATATATTAATGAAGAAAGAATATCTGCTGTGCTTGGTGTTCCTGCAATCTTAGCAGGACTTGGAGCAGGACTAGAGAGAGCAACATATTCTAATGCTAAAGAATTAAGAGAGTTTTTTACTGAGCAGAAGTTAATTCCTATGTGGAATCACTTTGCTAATGAGTTCACTAAACAACTTTTATTAGAAGATTTTGAAACTAATCCTGCTTACTGCTTTAAATATGATTTATCTGATGTCAGGGCTTTAAGTCAAGATCAGGATGCAACAATGGCAAGAATTGTACAGGGTTACAATGCAGGGTTTATAACTGTTAATGAAGCTAGACAAGCTAATCAGCTACCTGCTTTAGACAATGGAGATTACTTTGTTAGAAATATGACTGTTGCAGAAGTACCTGTAGATGGATCAGAAGTAACAATGTATCATGGCACAGAGTTTGCTAGTTCTGATGTAGTAGAGGAAAAAGAATTAAATGCTATAGATACAGATGCAAAGATGATACAAGAACAAGATGGGCAATATTGTGTTCTTAGTGAGGATGGAAGTAGATCTTTTGGTTGTTATGACACTAGACAAGAAGCTGAGGAGAGATTAGCTCAGGTTGAGGCTTTTGCAGATGATGATAAGTATGGAAAGCCTAAGAAGCCAAAGAAGCCTAAAAAGCCTAAGAAAGATAATAAAGCTGTAGAGAATGTTCCAGATTATATACAAAAGAATGCTCAAAAAGGTTTAGATTTACTTGAATATGCAGGATCTGGATTAACAGATAAAACTAAGAGAGAAGCCAGAGATATGGCTAATGGAAAGATTTCAGATAACAAAGTTGTAAGAATGGCAGCTTGGTTTGCTAGGCATGAGGGAGATTTAGATTCAGATAAAGCTAATGATTACCTAAATGGAGATAGTGATAGACCAACAGCAGGGCAAGTAGCTTGGTTGTTATGGGGTGGAGATATCTCTAAGAGTAACAAGATGAGAGCTTTTAATTGGGCTTCAAAAGAAGCTGAGAAAGTAAAAGAGGAGAAATCATCATATCCATTATTTGGATGGCAAGAGCCAACAGTTAAATTCTTAGGATTACCTACTGTTAAACATTACAGATCAGAAATAGAAAAAAAAGAACTCTGGGAGGCAATTAATGGCTTAGAGGATGTATGGATGGACTATATGTCTAATGTTTATGCAAAAGAATTAAACAGACAAAAGAGAGGTTTAACTAAGGTAGCTAAAGGAAGTCATGACTTAGATGCTTTAGAAACTAATGTAGATATATTTTTAAGTGGCTCAAAGTTTGATAAAGAGCTTCTACCATTCTTTTATTCTTTAGGAGATGATATGTCAGTTAGAACTTGGGATAATTTATTTCCTGCTCAAGATAACTTCAAAGCAGCAGATCCTGTAGATTTAGATGTAACAATACCAGAGGAACAAGCAGTAAGAACAGTATTTGGTGCATTAGCTGCAGATCAAGTTATAGATGCTACAACAGTTAAAAAGATTATAGATGGTGGTTTTTATAGAGGACAAAGAGAAGTGCCACCTGCAGTTAAATCTTTATTTCAAGATGGACAAGCAGCTAGTTTTGTACAAGAGAATGCAAAGAAAGTAATGAATGACTTAAATGCAACTACAAAGAAAAGAATTGCAACACAGATAGAAAAAACAATTAAAGAGTTTGAAGCATTAGGAATAGTTAATCCTGTTGCAGGTACTCCAGAGGGAGATAAGTTCTTTAATGAGTTAGCTAAGAGAATTAATACACAACTAGGAGGACAGAGCTTAGGTAGAGCTAAGAATATAGCTAGAACAGAAGTAGGTAAGGTTAGTTCTTGGAGTCAGCAAAGAGCTGCAAAAGCTACAGGTAAAACATTAGAGAAAGAGTGGGTATCTAGGAGAGATGGCATTGTTAGAGAAGCTCATTTTGAGTTAGACAATCAAAGAGTTCCTCTGAATAGCTTTTATCTGTATAATGGTATTAAGTTGGATGCTCCTAGAGATCCAAATGCTCCAATTAGTTTAATTGCTAATTGTAGATGTACAGAAGCATATATTGAGGTTATAGATGAGTGAAGTAAAAAGACCAGAGAATCTTTCTTTTAAGAATGCTCCTATTGAGCTAAAAGAAGATGGGGATAAAAGATATATAGAGGCAGTTTTTTCATTATTTGACACTATAGATAGTGATAATGATGTAACTAAAGCCAATGCCTTAAGTTCAGGATATACAGGGAACAAAGTTCCATTAGTCTGGAATCATGACTGGAGTAAGGTAATAGGTAGAGGCATTATAGAAACAGATAATCAAAAAGCTGTTTTTAAGGGATATTTTCTAAATACAGAAGCAGGGAAAGAAGCATATAACACAGTTAAAGAAATGCAAGATATGCAACAGTTCTCTTATGGGTTTCAAGTAATGAAATCAAGTAAAGGAACACACATTGATTCTAAAGGAGAGGAAGTTCCTGTAAGAGTATTAGAAGATGTTAAAGTATGGGAGGTATCTCCTGTGCTAGTAGGTGCTCAACAGAACAGTTTTGTTCAAGCACTTAAATCAGGTTTAGAGCCTGTAGATGAGGAAATCAAAGCAGAGATGCAGGTTGAATCTACAGAGCCAGAAGTTTCAAGTGAAACTGATGCAAGTATCAGTAAATCATCCCAACAGGGCATGAGACTTGGAGAACATGCTGTAACTTCTCTTGAGGAGTTAAAGGCATTCACAGAGAGAATAGAGGATCTTGCTTCCTTAAGAAACTCTGAAAAAAAGACACTTAGCTCAAAATCTACAGAGATGATAAGCACATACTTGTCTGGACTAAATGCAATTTATATTAAGTTGGATGATGTCTTAGCTGAGTATGGTTATGATCCTGTTAAAGATGATGAGTTATTCATTAATGTTCAAAAGAACTTAATGGAAAATAATTAATAAGGAGAAAATTATAATGGCAACATTAAGAGAAATGAGAGCTGAAAAAGCTCAAAAATCAGAAGATCTTGCAAAAATATTTGATTCTATTAAAGATATGTCAGAACTTTCTTCAGATCAAAAAGAAGAAATCAAAAAGAGAAATGATGAATTAGCAGACTTAGGCTCAAAAATTACTGAATTATCAGAATATGAAGAGATGAAAGCTGCTAATAAAGAAGAAATGGAATCATCAAAAAAAGTTTCTGGAATGCCTGTTTATGGAGAGCCAGAAGTAGATGAGCCAAAATCTCTTGGACAACAATTTATAGATTCAAATGCTTACAAGAGCTTTGTGGATCATGGTATTAAAAATATTCCTTTTGAAGCTAAAACAACAGTTACAACTTCAGTATGGACTAGAGATACCATCTATCAGCAAGTAATTCCTGCTATAGAGCCAGATCCAAATCCTGTATTAGATTTAGTAGATTCTATCAATACAGATCAAACAACTTACTACTATCTCAGAGAAGTAGCTACAAATAATGCTGCTGAAACTGCTGAGGGTAGTGCTGCTCCAGAAGATGCATTCAGCTATACAGCTGTAACTGCTCCTGTTGCAAAATTCATTACAACTTTGCCTATTACAGCAGAGTTGCTTGAAGATCAAGCAGGTGCAAGAGCATACTTTGATGGCAGATTAGCAAATCATGTTCTACAAAGACTTGAGAAAGAATTTATTGGAGGAGATGGAGCTTCCCCAAATATTCAAGGTATCTTAGGAACAACAAATGTAAATCAAATCATCTACTCAGCAGGAACATATCCTAGCTCAGTTGGTGGTAAATTAAGAGCAATCTTAGAGGGCATTAAAGATATTGAGGAAAATGGAAAACTTTTCCCAGATGCTATGGTTATGTCTCCAGGTG